TGTCGTTAGAACACGCTTCGAAGTCGAAGGACATCATCACTTCTGACTTGTATCGTACTTTGTTTCCGGAAGTGGTGATAAGACACGATAAGTCCGGTAAAGGTAGTTATGAGAACATAAAGGGGGGCGCCAGATATTCTACTTCGACAGGTGGTACAATTACCGGAAAGCACGCGCATGTGATTATCAACGACGACCCTGTAAATCCCAAACAGGCGGAGTCTCCTGCAATGAGATTACAAGCGAATGACCATACTAAAACGCTTTCGTCCCGTAAGGTTGACAAAAAGAATACTCCGATGGTAACTATTATGCAAAGATTGCATGATGATGATGTGACGGGGTATCTGCTGAAAAAGAAAAAGGATAAGATTAGGCATATATGCCTACCAGCAGAAGTGTCGGAGAGGGTGAATCCTCCGGAGCTGAAAGAACGTTACATTGACGGCCTTCTGGACCCTGTACGTATTGACAGGGAGGTGATAGATGAAGCAAAGATTGACCTCGGTAGCCGTGGGTATGCCGGACAGTATGAACAGGCTCCTTCGGTTGAAGGTGGTAATATCGTCAAAGCAAGTTGGTTCGGGCATATTCCATTATCGCAGTTCCTTGCTGTTCGTGGCGGCGCTCCGATTCACTTCTTTCTCGATACTGCCTATGATGATGAAAAAACAGAAAACGGACAATGACCCGTCCGGAATACTTGCTGCATGTCGGATACAGAACTGTTTGTACTTGTTCCATGCGCAAAAGGTCTGGAAGGAGTTTCCTGAATTAATGAGGTTCATTCCAGATTATGTGCGGGCACATGGATATGATAGCCGGAGCACGATCAGAATAGAACCGAAGGCAAATGGTATAACTGTCATTCAGGCAGTAAAGAAGTACACTAAACTGAATGTAACCAGAACACCAGCACCAACGGACAGCAAGGAAGTGCGACTACACGGTGTCTCGCCTAAAATAGAGTGCGGCCGGGTGATATTGGTGGAAGGTGATTGGAACGAAGAGTTTATAGATGAGGTGAGCCAGTTTCCGGCAAAGACACATGATGAGTATGTAGATATTCTGGTTTATGCAATCAATTATCTTCTGGATGATGATTATGCGGAATTATCAGATGAAGATGAAGAATATATTTTAAGTGCTTTAGGTGGTTAATTTTTAATGTTGTAATTATGGGATTGTTTAATTGGATTGTTAATGGTGTGAATGCGGCTGTTGGTCGCAATCAGGAGTTTGAACAGTTGTTGAAAGCTAAGGATGTGAACCGCGCGCTTTCACAAATGACGGATAACTCTGCAAAGGTTGAAGCTGCTTTGAAGGTATATGATATCCAGCAGCATGAGGTGATGAATAGGCCGAATAAAGCGGTGTTTGGTAAAAAGGACCCTGCAACGGGAAAACGTAAGTTTCTACGGTGGGAAGAAAAATGGAAAATTCCTATTCCTTATCCCGTTTTTATCAATGAGATAGCTCTTGTATTCTTGTATGGTCGTCCTCTGAAATGGACGCAATCATCTAAGGGGACAGACCGGGCTTTTTCCAGATACATCGATTTGATTAAAAGTACCCGATTTAATGCGAAGGTTCGCGAAGCAAAACGTCTGGCAGGCGCGGAAGGGCAAAGTGCATTGCTCTTTCATGCTTATCGGAATGACGAAGGTAAACCGGATTGCCTTATCAAAGTCGTAGCCAGAAGTCTGGGGGATGATATATATTTCCGTAAAGACCAATTCGGACGGATGATGTGCTTTGCACGTGGGTATAACTTACAGGAAGTAGGCGGTGAAATCAAATATCATGTTGATATACATACAAAGAATATGATATATCACTGCAAACGTGCTCCTATGGGTTGGGACATTGAGGAAGAGGTGAATCTTGCAAAGAAGATATGTGTGGTTCTTTTTGAGCAGGAACCGGAGTGTGCTGGTGTTGAACCTATGATGCACCGTAAAGAAATGATGGTAAGCCGTAGAGCCGATGTCAATGATCGTTTTTCTGATCCTGCTTTAGTTGCTGATGCGGATATTGTTAATTCTCTTCCAGAAAAAGGTGAGGATAGCAAATTTTTTGCTTTGAAACCTTCGTTAGACGGTTCCAAAAAACCGGACATGAAATATCTGACATGGGATAATGCACCGGAAAATCAGAAGCAGGAAGCGGAGGAGTTGGACGATAAGATTCATCGTTTCACTTTCACCCCTAAAATAGACTTTGATACGATGAAGAGCCTTTCCCAGATTTCGGCTAAAGCTTTGAAACAGCTAATGCTTTTGGCTGTAATCAAGGCAGACCGACATAAAGAAAGACACGATGAGTATGCAGCATCGTATAGCCAGTGTACTTATTGCTATAATTGGTAACGTTCTGGATATATCTCTTCGAGGTGAGTGTGACAACCTGGTCGTGGAACATGAATTTCAAGAACCGTTCGGAGAAGATATTGAAGCCGTATTAAAAAATCTGATCTCCACTAAAAATGCTGGTGGTATGTCCGACGAAACATTTATTGAAATGAATCCGATCATCAAGGATTCTACTCTGGAAAAAGAACGTTTGAAAGCGCAACATGAGCAAGAGTTAAAAGAAGAGAAAGACCGGTATAAACAGGATGTTTTCGGTAGTGCAGAATAAAGGGCATGGCAAAGATTGATGAGAACAAGTATAAACGGGCATTACTTCAACGTACCGAAGGATATGCTGCAAACGTCCGGACAATCTACCTGGATGTGATGGGACAGCTTATCTCTTTAGCATTGGAGATTGAGCCTATCCATGACGCTAAGAAGCCGTTTGTCTTTGCTGACTATCCTACTATATCTGACAAAGCAAACGTTCTGTTACGGGAACTGTACACCCGTGTGTATCAACAAATACAGTCTGGTATCATAAACGAGTGGGAGCAAGCTAACTTAAAATCAGACGAACTCGTCCGATCCGTGTTCGGTAAGAAGGCTGTGGATAATGAGCATTTTGCGCGCTACTTTGGGCGTAACAAGAAAGCTATGGATTCTTTCTTTGCACGAAGGTCCGGAGATGATGGATTGAACCTGTCTCAACGTATTTGGAAATATGAAGGGCAGTTTCGGCAAGAAATGGAAATGTCTATTGATTGTTGTATCGGGCAAGGAATGTCTGCAAATTCGATGGCGGCAAAGGTGAAGCAGTTTCTCAATCAACCGGATAAATTGTTTAGACGGGTTCGTGATGAACGGGGAGAGCTTGTTTTATCAAAGAACGCGAAAGCTTATCATCCGGGGCCAGGTCAATATCGTAGTAGTAGCCGCAATGCTCAACGTTTGGCACGGACGGAGCCTAATATTGCATATCGGACAGCCGATCATGAAAGATGGGCCCAACTTGATTTTGTTGTAGGGATTGAAATAAAGCTCTCAAAGAATCATCCGGAAAAGGATATTTGTGATAAACTAGCCGGAGTATATCCTAAAGGCTTCAAGTTTACGGGATGGCATTCTAACTGTATGTGCCATGCGATTAGTGTGCTTGCTTCGGATGATGAAGTAGATATGCTCACTGATAAGATTCTTGCCGGAGAGGAAACGGCAGGATTCAAATCGAAAAACGAAGTTACTGAACTGCCAAGTGAGTTTTATTCATGGATGCAGGAAAATGAGGAGCGAATCGAAAAGGCAAATAACCGTGGCACTCTTCCATATTGGATAAAGGATAATCCGCAATACACAGGTGTTAAGGTAAAAGCAATGAATACTGGTGAGCGGAATGATATTCGAAAGAAGTCAAAGGAGAAATATCAATCGTATGATGAGAAGTGGGATAGGACGTATTTCGATGAGTTCAGTGGTGGCTTTAATGTCTATCATCAGGAACATCAGTTCACCAACACACAGGGCGGTGGTGATGCTGAAAAGATGGTTGGTAAGTTATTAGCAAAGAATAACGGGAAACAGGTGGAGTTCCTGCCGGAGAATGGTAAGGGCAAAGGTGTACCAGATTTAATGTTCGACGATCATACGTGGGATGTGAAATACATTGATAACGCCAATGAGAATACTATTCGCGCATATATCAAAGATGCTCGGAAAGCTGATCGGGCAATATTCTATTTCACGAATGAGAAGTACCAGGAACTACGTTCGGCTATCAACAGGGAAGTCGGACGCTTTAAGGGGATGAATAGGTTAGGCGAACTTCCAGATATTTACTACATGGATAATGAGGGACTGCTAAAACTGTTGTGGAAGAAGTAATTATTATTTTTGAAATTGATTAGTTTTATTTTTACCTTTGTAAAAAAGTAGAGTATGAATGAGTATTTGTCATGGAGTGCTATCATTGCATTCTTCATTTTCATAGCCCAGCAGATTTTTAAAACTGGTTAGATTATAGAAAATATCGTTCCGAGGTTGTTTTTAGTAAACTCTATCAAGAGCGTGCAGAAGTTGTCAAACAGACATTTCAGAAACTGACAATATTGCACCAAACGTTGGCTGATTTTACACGAGCAGCGCAAGTTATATACAATGGTGATACTGTTGAACAACATCTATATAAATTGGCTGTTTCATTTGATAATTCATATATTGATACAAGGAACTACTTTTCTTTAAATAGGATTTATTTATCGTATGAGTTGTGTGATAAAGTTGAAAAAATAATATCTGAAATTCATGATTCTGCATTGGACTATAGTTTTTTAGATAAGGACATCAGAGAGTCTGTAAAAGAAAGGGATATGTTATATATTAAAGAAAAAAGAGACCGATGCAGAGTAATAAGAGATAAAGTGGAAGGTGAAATATCGGGACTCTTAAATGAATTAGAATCTGAATTTAGAAAGGCACTTGAAGCTAAATAAAAAACAGGTATTAAATTGTATTATCTTATTTTTTTAAGAACTAATGTAATCAACATTAGTTCTTGCTTATACTAAAGACGTACGGAGTGATATATTTAGTAAGAGTAACATAAAGGCTATGTAATTCTCTGATTGAATGAAAATTGAATATTAAAGATAGACGTTCATAGTCGTTGCCGAATAAGTCTTTTGATTCTTTATCCATAAAATAAGTATTAGTATAAAATGAACATCTTGATATTTTGTCTAAGGCTGAAATTAAAACCTCATCTTCGAATATAATATTGGGGATGTCATTTATGTTTTTGATTCTTTCCAATATGTTTTTTGCTGTATAATTCAAACTTTTAACGTCGGTACTTATGTAATGTGAATTTTCAGCCAATATACTTGGAGTTATTTCAACGTTAAAGGAGCAGGTTGTTTCGAATTTAATGTGAACTCCTTTTTTTATTTTTGAGAATTCTGTTAGTGGTATTTTTTGGTAATATTTGTCCTTGACTTCTAGTGAGTATGTTTTAGCGACATATGCTAGTACCATTTGCATATTATTAGCTATATAAAGCAAATCATTCGATATAATACTTCTTATGACTTTTTCCTTTCTTTTCTCCGGTATATATACTAAGATATAATAGAAGAAAGTA